CGTGCCGTTGCCGGCGTTGTTGTTCTCTTGCGCGGCATTGCCTGGCCAAGCCGCGGCCACACCGCCGGTCTGCGCACCGAGCACAGTGCCCGGGTAGACCTTGCCCGCGCCGCCGATGGTCACGGGGTCACGTGCGCGGTGGCCGCGGGCTTCGGAAACGAGGAATCCGCCGGCGTGCCATTGCTCGACCAGCGGCGTCTGGGTAAGAACGGGAGGGTTGGTCATGATTCAGTCCTGGAGGGGATAAAGGGACGGTGCCAGCGCGTGCGCGGGCGCTCCGATCAGTGGCGGCCGATGCGAGCCTTCGAACCCGCGCGCTGGAATGCGACGTCCCAGCTGGCCGCGACCGCCTCGTGAGAAGTCGTGCTCGAACCACCGCTACCGCCCCCGCCGAGCTCCGGGTTCTTGCGCTCCGCGCGGCGGCCGCCGGCGTTGCCCGGCGTCTTGCTGAGCACGGTGATCGCCTCGCTGCGAGTCATCGTCGTCTCGAAGGCCAGGTTGCAGGCAAGCTCGGGATTACGGCCTGCGGCTTTGCACGCGAAGATTGCCGCGCAGCGCGCGCGCTCGCGACGACGTGCGCGGGCAGCTGCGCTTGTGCCGCGCATCTCTTCTTCGTCGTCGTCATCGTCCTCGGCGCGCTCGTCGTCCTCTTCGTCGGCCGCGCGCTTGCCTTTCTTGCCACGCTTGCCCTTTCCGCTGTCGTCTTTGGGCTCGTCGTCATCGTCGAGGTCGTCGTCCGAATCGGCGTCTTTATCGTCATCGTCCGACTCGCCGCCTTCGGCACGCTTGCCCTTTTTGCTGTCGCCGTCGTCGCGGTTCTGCTGCTGTTCGTCTTCGTCTTCGGCTCGTTTGCCTTTCTTGCCCTTGCCGCTGCCGTCGTCATCCGACGGCCGTTCTTCGGCGCGGGCGCCGCGCCCCATATGAGTAAAGCTCAGGCCACCCAGACCACCGCGTGCGGCCAGGTTGCGTAACAGATTTGATGGCATTTCATTGACCCTGATGGTGGGATGGATCAGCCCAGCTCGTCGAGCAGGGAGAGGAAGGCCTCGTCTGGCGACATGACGTCGTCGGCGAAGCCGATGTCGACGCCAGCGGCGCCGAGAAAGGTTCCGGCTTCGGTGTCACGCACCTCGGCCGTCTTGAGATCACGATTGCGAGCAACGGTCTTCACGAAGATCTCACCCATTGCGTCGACATCCTTCTGGAAGCGCGAGAGCGCGTCCTTCGACAGAGGGTTGAACTCGTTGCCGTCGGCCTTGCGCGCGCCGTAATGGATCAACGTCACATCGATACCAGCCTTCGACAGGGCCTGGGACATGTCGACGTGCATGCAGATGACGCCGACACTGCCTGTTCCACCGGTGCGAGGCACGATGACCCGGTCCGCGGCGCTCGCGATCGCGTAGCCCGCGGAATACGCACTCTCGGTCAGGATTGACCAAATTGGCTTGCGGCCGCGTGCGCCGTAGATCGCGTCGACGAGGTCAAAGCACCCAGACACTTCGCCGCCTGGCGAGTCGATGTCGAGCATGATCGCTCGCACATCGGCGTCTTCGAGGGCGAGAGTCATCAGCGCGCGAATGCCGTCATACCCCGTCATGCCGGAATATGGATGCAGGCTGCCGAGCTTGTGAACGAGTGTGCCCTCGACGGGAATCCGAGCGACACCCTCTTCGACGGTGTATGGCTTGTATTCGGCGGGCCCATCGTCTCCCGCCTCGAGAAAAGCCTGAGCGCCGCCGTCGGCGAGCGCGAGCGCGGAGCCGTCATCGCGGAAAAGCTGTGCGATCCCGAAGCGATCGGCTAGCGCAGCCATCACAATCTCGGCTTTCTGCGGCAGGATCGCGATCGGCACGTTGAACAGACGCGTCGCGAGGTGCGGATAGTTGATCATGCTGCCTTCGGCTCTTCCGGTGGTTCGTCGGTGCGCGTCGCCATCTCGCTGCCGCCCCAGTCCGGAAGCGGGATGCCCCGTCTCCGAAACTCGTTTATCTCGAGCTCACGCTGGTCGAGCAGCTCTTCCCAGTCGGAGCCCTGTTCTGCGGCCTCATTCTTGAGCGTCGTCAGACCGGCATCCATCTTGAGGATCGCGCCTTGCGGTTCCTTGACCGGATCGACCCAGCCGCGCGCCGGGCCCAGCCACGAACAACCGGCATACGCAGTGGCCGCTTCGACGAAGTCAGGCGCGCCATCGGGGAGCGGCAACTCGCCGTTCTCCATCACTTCGCGCAACCAGACCGCATACATTGGGGTCGCGGTGCCGGCAGAAAATTCGAGGCGGCGGCGCACGAGCGTCTTCCAGCTTTCGAGCAGAGCCGCGCGTGCGCTCGAGTAGGTCGTACGCGTCCAGTCCTGCGTCACCTGTTCCTGAGACACGCCGAGCGCCGATGCAATGCAGCCCTGCATCTCGTGCGCGAATTCGACAAAGCCACTATGCGGGTGATCCGACGAAACAGACTTGATATCTTCGCCGGGCGCTAGGGCGCCGACGCGCACGCCGTTGAACATAGCCGGCCGCTCGTCGTTCCATTCCTTGCGCAGGCTCTGATAGAACTTGAGCTCATGGTCGCCACCGATCGCGTCCTGCACTTCTGACGGGTCATATGGGCTCGTGATGTAAGTGCCGATCGACGCGGCTAGCGCAGCCGCCTGCAGCTCGATGCCGTAATAGCGCGCCAGCATCTTCGCGTGCGCAAGCACGGGGGTGAACACGCCAATGCCGCGATTCTGACCAGCGCGGTCCCGTTCGAAGTCGTGAATCACGCGACGCCAACCATCGTCGTCTTCGGCGATCACGCGTTCCCATTCCATGCTCTCGACAGCGTTGTACCAGTCGTTCTGATGCGCCTTGCGGATATGAAACGCGAGAGGTACGCCATCGTCATCGATCTCGACACCGCCGCGCAGGTGCTTCGTGTCGACCATCTGCATGGGATTCGACAGACGATCTGGATCCACCACGAGAAAGCTCGTCGCATACTGAGCCGCGCCGCGGCCGACGCGTTCAGGTTTCCAGTGATTGACGATCAGATCCTCGCCGTCGATCAGCTTGTGACGCAGCGCGAGCCGCAGCTGCTGCGAGACAGTCAATTGCCTCGAGACATCGTTGTAATGTCCGAGGTCGTTGGAGAACATGCGCCAGCGCGCCTCGACGGCGCTCGCGAAATCCTTGGCCCACTGCTTGTCGAAGTTGGCACCGCTGATCAGACGAAGCGCGCGATAGTCAGGGTTCGCTGACAGGCGCAAGGACGCACCGACTGCGTTGTCGAGGATCCGCGTGATGCCGCCGCTCGATCGCCCGTCGTTACGGACCTGATCGCGCGACCGCGCAACCATGCGATCGCGGAACTGCGTGATCTCAGCGTCGGGCGAACGGATCCAGGGCAACCAGTTGCCCATCTCCTGAGACTGCCAGTCCGCGGCCTGATACGGGAAGAACCAGCGGCCAACACCGCTCGAAAGAGGCATGCCATTCGGGTACTCGGCGCGCGCTCGACGCAGGGGGTTGCCCTGCGCATCGACGATCGAGAGTTCGTTGGTCATGTCAGAAGTACGGTGTCAGCGGTCGGCGGCGGCGGATCCGCACGCCGGGATTGAGTGCTTGCTGAAGCTCAGCGATGAGCAACCGCAAGTTCGCCATGTCCGTTGGCTGGAACGACGCGCTGCGCGAGCCGCCGCCCTGCGCGTATGAGACGGTGACCACTTTCTTTCCCGTCCGAAGCTCGATATACGCCTGTTGAGCCGCGCTGATGGCAGCCATGAGCTGCTGATCAGTCATGCCGTAATACGGCGAGCTGATATCGGATGTGGCCATAGGGTTAGCGGAAACGGTGAACTGCTGATTTGGGATTCTTTGGCTTCGGACCGTCGCCGCCTGGTGCCGCGTCGGCCGTTGGCGTTGAGGTGGGTGGCGACTTCACGGCCGATGTCGCGCCGATGAGCGAGGAGTTGGTGTCCCATGGGGCCGCCCACGAGGGCGGCTTCTTCCAGTCGATCTGCGATAACCCGTGGAGGTGAGCAACCATGTGCGTCAGCACCATCAGGTCGAGCGCCTCATTGCGGCGCCCGCGCACGAGCTTTTCCCAGCGGCCATTTTTCTGCCGCGTCTCTGACGTGAGCTGCTCGAACCAGACGTGAGGTTCTTCGGGAGACCGCAGCGCATGCGGAAAATGCACGTACCAATCGCCGAGGTCAGCCTTCTGCAGCTGCCCGGCGAGGTCATCCTTGAAGAGGTTCGGGTTGAACTGCGCAACTGGCACCGTGCCGCCGGCGGCCGCGCGGTTTGATTTGCGCGCCGTGTCCGGATACGTCACCAACAGCCGCTGAGCGGTGAGTGCACTCGCGCCTTTCGTTGGCAGTACGGTCCACGCGTCGCGGCCCGAGATTTTGCCCATCAGTCGCACGATGCCCTGCAGCCGCCGCCAGCGGTGCCACGCCGCATATGCCTGCTGCGTAACGCCAGCCTCGCCACCGCTATCGAAGCCGAACGCGCGGACCGGCATGCGGCGGCCACTGCCATCCGCGAGCGGATAGGTGCGCTGGATCACCTCGAGCAACAGATCCCAGTCGTCGGGCGATGTCGCCGGATCGCCGTTGACGCGGCCTTTGTCGATCACCCAGCTTTCGCCGTTCACGCCCCAGCCGCGCATGAGCCACTCGAAGCGGCCGCCGTTGGCGTCACAGCCACCGGTGATGAACCGCACTCCGTCCGGCACGAACCCGAGCTTGAGATCGCCTTCCGCGCGCTCCGCCAGGACATTCGCGTCGATCGAGCCGACGCCGCGCTTCGGCGAGTACAGGAAACCCCATTGCTTGACGATGACTTGCTTCAGCGTCTTGTCGTCGCCGTCGACCTCGAGCTCCCGTTCGGCCTTCGCTTTTGCTCGTGCGAGACCGCCGATGCCGCCCAGGATGAATGGCGACATCGCGCCGACGATCCAGAACCCTGCAGACTTGCGCGCGACGAGCTCGCCGCCTATAACGCCTTCCTGCGAAATCTCCTGCCCGTCGCCTACCCATCCGCCGAACGGCGATCGGTATGCAGCGAGGTTCATCGCACGGCGGTCCCGGTCCTCGATGAGACAACCGTTCACCGGGCAGACGAGCCGCGCCTTTTCTTCGATCTCGTCGAGGCTCCAGCCATCCTCGTAATGGAGCGGCATGAATCGCGCAGCGATCGGCACCGGGCTCGACCACGCGCCACAGTGTGGGCACGGCCAATACCAGACGCGGCGATCGCTATCGCCATACAGCGCCATGACGCCCGCAGTCCAGTCCCGATCAGGATTCAGTCCACGAGCCCGGTCCGGGTGGCTCATCGCCAGCAGCATCGACTGCCGGCCGAACGCCTGACGCCGCACGTCGAGCAGCGCCTTGATATCGCCGAGGCCTTCCGGATACGCGTCTACCTCGTCGGCGACGATCCGCGGCGCCGACTTGTTGATCAGGTTGTTCTCGTTCGCCGACAGGAACTCGACGCGCATGCCGGCGAAGCGCTTGAAATGCAGCGAGTCGTCGACGGGCCGCGAGCCAAGGCTCATGGCCATCTCGGCATGGCCGTCGATCTGCGTGTTGATCCGGCTCTTGACGAAGGCCTCGAGACCCGGATCCGTCTGCATGTACCAGAGCATGTCGCCCGGGTCATTGGCCACTGACTTCAGAAGCCAGTTCTGCGCGATCTCCGTCTTGCCTGACTGGCCCGGGCCGACGACGACCGTCGTCAGGTAGTCGAGCCGCGTGAGCGTTTCCATTGGCGCGACGAGATACGGCGCCTTCTCGTGGTGCCAGCGCCCGACGTAGCCACCGCCCTGGTTTGTCAGCCGACGGTTGAGCGACGCATATTGCGCGACTGTCTCGCGCGCCGGCGGTACCAGCGCAGCGAGCGCCTCACGCACGATCTGGTACGGGTCGGCGTAAGCGTTCTCAAGCATCGGGGCCCAGCAGTACTTTCAGCTCGTCGACCATCGTCGTGCGGAGATCGTCAGTCAGCTCTCGGATCGAGTCCGCGCTTTCTTCGGGCAAGCCGAGCTTCTCGACGACCTGGTCGGCCAGTCGGTCCATGCCCTTGCCGAGGTGCACGAGCATCTTCGTGATCACCTGGCGCATCACCTCGGCCTGCACAAGGTCGCCGCGATCGCGCCGAAGCTTGTCCTCGAGGATCTCGGCCTGCACCGCGTCGCGGCGCTGCCGCGCGGTCACCTCGCCGGTGTGCTCGACGGGAGGCACACCAGCGGGAGGCACGACCGAGTATTTCGCACCGGGATACGGGTTGTCCGGCGGCTTCGCGTCGCTTCGCCGGGGGGGCGCCTCCGCGGACTTGACCGTCGGCTTGAGCGATCTGGCGCCGAGATACGCGCGGACCGCCGCGAGCTCGAACGCCCAGCCGCCGGCACGCGTGCCACGACGTGCGATCGGGAAGTTCTCGTCGCTATCGAGGCGCCGGTCTAGCTTCGGTCGCGTCCAGCCGAGCGCCTCGCAGAGCGCCGCCTTGCCGATGAGACCGTCAGTGCCGACCGGTGTAACGCCGGCCTGTGTAACGTCTTTGCCCTTCCCCCGAGCTTTTGCGCCGCGTTGCGTTACACCCGCTTTGCCCGACGCCTTCTGCGTTTGAGCCGCGTTTGATGCCGCCATAGGGTGTAACGTGTAACGGGTTTTTTTCGCTCAAAAGAACGGGAAGAACGGGCGCGCGCAATGCCCGCGTATTTCGCCTCCCCCGGAAGGACCCTGTAAGGTGAGGGGGGCGTCGGCACGCCGGTCGCCATCCACCGGGCCACCTTCAGCCGGCAGCCGCCTCGGCATACAGGCGGCGTGCACACGCCTGCCAGATCGCATCGACGATGGCATTCACGCGCTCGATATCGACGTCAGCGCCGTCAGGGTCTTCGACCAGCTCATCAGAAGGTGCGAGCAATGGAACGATGCCAGCGTACATATCGTCGCGCGCAATGAGGTTTGGAATCCATTCGCTCAATGCACCGAACAACAGAAACTCACCAGCCTGTCGAGCAGCTGCAGGGTGAGGCAGACCAGTGACGGTTGCGATAACAGCATCGTGTTGCAGCAGTTGCACCGACCAGACTTCGCCCTGATCGTTGCCGTGGCATTGCACCTGCACGCGGTATGGACTCATGAATCGATCTCCGGATAGGTCAGCGCATTGTAGCGATGGCCTTGCCGAGCGCTCGACCGAACTCGCGCTCAAACCCCATGTTCACCGTCTGTTGCGCGCGCATAAAGAAATGCAAATGCTGCGTCACTGGCAGCGCATCGCCAAAGCGGATTAGTAGTTTCAGCGCACCGAGATGCTTGTCGTATGTGCTACCACGCCCTGCGCGCTTGCGCCGCGCGGCGCCTTTCTTCGAGATATCAAGTCTCTGCCAGACACCGTTGATCTTGCCGTGCGATGTGTTGATCGCACCGATATAGATGTCCCTTCGGCCTCGCAATTTCGCCATAATCCCGCGCGGGAGCTGGCCGTATTGATTCAGGTCGATATCCTTCGGGTTGAAGAGTGCGGGCCCGGGCAACTGATGCACGCCGCCAAACTCGTAAGGCACGAGATACTGCTCGGCACGGTCCATCACGAAGACTGTCGTTTCCGGCTTGTCCTTCCGCGCCGGGGTCATCCGCACCGACCGCAGAGTGAATGGCGACGGATTGCGGAAGGTGGCGCGCAGATCCGCAACCTCCGCACGCTGCACCTGCCGCCCGAGCTCGGTGAGCGCCGCGGCAGTCGCAAAGGGCATCTGGCTGCGAACGAATGTGTCGAGGCTGCGTTCGATCTGGTCGAGATTCGACCGAACGTCGATTGTTACACCGGCCATGCCGCCGACCGCACGCTCGCGTCGGGCTCCAATTCGAAGAACGGGACAAGCGGGATCTGCAGCGTGTCGCGGCCGACCGGGAATGCCTGCACGGCGATATCGTTCGAATCGTCGTCGAGCAGCGAGATCACGATCGCGACCGTTGGCTTCGCGAAATACGGCGCGCGCACGACGACGCTTTCGCCGAGCCGCGGCCGCGCGAGCTTTTGCGGAGCGCCCTTGGACTTCGGTTTGTTCATCGTGCACCTGAAAGCAAAGAGCCCCGTCCGCATAGCGGCTCGGGGCTCTGATGTTTGATCTTTCGTCGCTGGCGTTCACCCCCATACATCGCTTTCGCGACCGGCTGGCACTCGGAGGACGGGCTGTCATCAGCAGGGCCTTGCGGACACCTGACCGCACGAGATCGCCAGCGACGAGAAATCAAAAGCCCCGATGTATCGGGGCTTTGGGGACACTTATTCACAGTGTCAGATTGGATCGTATATTAACGTCGAAATTACGGAAGTCAATTCTTTTCGTCGCTCAAGCGTGCACGAAACCCAAGCTGCCCAACAGATCGTCGGCCCGCTTTCGTGCCATCGATTCGATACCATCCACTGACGTAGCGACTTCAGGACTTAGATCCGACTCGGCAGGTACATCCGTCACGGCAACGCCTGCCGCTACGCGTTTGCGCTTCGCCTCTTTCGATTTTTTCGGCTTGGCTGTGCCGAGAAACCAGCGTTTGATCACCTCCCAGTGAGCGTACGCAGTACGTTCTGCCACGCCGCATTCGATCGCGAGCGCCTTGATTTCGATCTTCACGCCAACCGCCTTCTCCACCAACCCGCGTCTCAGCCGATAGTTGATGAGCGTACCGGAAGGCAGAATGGACATTGCAGCCTGTTCGAGCTCACGAATTGCCTCAACGTATTCGGGGTTGGGGATGTGCCCGCAGCAACAAGCGCGGCCACACGCGCACGGCGTCGAACGTGGCGCGAACCGCGCGACAAGCGCCGCATGCTCGATGCTGGGCATCTGCTCGAGCTCGCGGCGGATCATGCCGGCCTGAGCGGCGCCGTCATTGCCGCTCAGGCCCTTCCCAGTGCGCGGCGACGGTGCGGCGAGGCGATCCATCGCAGATCGGTCGCGCGTTTGCACCGAATAGTTGAACGCGAAGATCATCGCATCCTGCGGCGTTCGAAACAGTACTTCAGTGGTCTCACTCATCTCGCGTAACCTTGTATTTGGCACAGCGCCGACCGTATTTCCGGCCCTTCCTGCAAACCATTCGCTGACCGCCGAATGGATCTTCCTTCGCAAACGCGTGAGCGCATCCAACGCACCGCTCGCTCTCCCGACGCTCAAGCACCTCGAGCGGATCGCGGTATTCCCACCATCTCAGTTCCTCGATCATTCACGGAGGGCGGTGCCGGTCCCGCCGAACATGGCGACAGCAGCTGGATCGCGCTTCATCAATTTCCCTTGGCGCTCAAGTCGCAGAAAGTTGGCGCGCGCGATGCGCGCCGCCGCCTGTTCCGGGCGCTCGCGCTTCATCCGTTTCCAGTAATCGCTGTAGATCTGCGCTCGCGCCTTCTTCGCCGGCTTAGGCTTATCGACGCCGGCGCCGGCCGCGAAAATAGGCGCGGGCTGGCCGTCGGCGGGAACATGCCAGCCGACAATGCGCATCCGCGCGCGGAAGTACTGGATGAAGTCACCGGCCGTCTGATTGGAGACGCCGACGCGCGCCGCCAGTTGCATGCGGGTACCGCGCTTCTTCACCAGCTCGGCCCAGAGAGCGACAAACGCCGGCCGCGTTTCCGAAATACCCTTTGCTATGCGGCGGCGCGGCAATCCCAGCTCCATGGCCTTACTCTGCAGGCCGCGCACGGAACGACCCGGAAACTCGTCCACCAGCACTTTCAGTGGTGTTCGTGTCGGCCAGAGCGCCGCGAGCCGCACCTCATCTTCCGGCGGCCATTTGCGATGCGGACCGGCCAGTTTCACTTCCTCAGACATCGATCGCCTCCACCGATTCATCTGGCGCGCCGTCGCGCACGGTCGACCATTCCCTGTATGCGCGCCGCCATGTTGAGAACTTCAGCGCGCGAGGCGCATCGCCCTGATCAAGCCACGCATGACACCAGAAGCAACCCGGCACCGTGTACCGGTCGTCCGCCTTACGCGCGCCGCCCTTCCCTTGTGCGCTCTCGTTGCCGTGGCATGGCACGATCGTCTCTTCCGGATCGCGACGGGGGCACACGGCCGGCACGATCAGAAAGCAAACCTGATCACGGCAGGCGTTGCGCATCTTCGCGTCGTGCCAGCTTCGCTTCTTCCGCGCGCGGCGCTTCATCGGCGACTTCACGAGGATCTTCGTGCGCGTGAGCGAGCTGTTCGGCGCCGGGCGAGTGCCGATCGGCGCAGTGCGCTTCAGCGGCGTCCGACTCACGAGCGGCTTCTTCCGGGTCAGCATGGCGTGCCCCGCAGTTGAAGTACATCGTCGACGCGAACGCGGTTGCTGTCCGGCGGGAACTCGGGAAACGGCACGCGCTGATTGAAGTGCAGCGGTACCGTTAGCTGAACTTCTCCGCTCGCGAGTCGATCCCATTTCTCGGGCGCGGCGATCCATGCCGGCAATCGGACATACGCGAGATAGCTGACACGGACGCCCCGACGCATCCGATTGCGAAACTTCCACGGCGATTCCGCGAACGTGCGCACGAGCTCGGTCACATCCAGCTCGACGACGCACGGCGGCCTCTCGCGTTGAGGAATGCCGTAGACCGTGAAGGCAGCCGGGATGATGAACGTCATGCGCATGCGCGACTCCGAAATCAGCCCTGCGTTGCTCGCGATGCTTCGGCCGCTTCGTCGGCGTCGGCCGGCGTGAAGTCGACGTAATACTCGCCGCCGAGCTCGAACTGCGCACCGACGGCATGATTGACGGTATCCAGCCTGATGGCGCCCCCGGGCGTCGCCGCATAGAAGCCTTCGTTCTCCGGCGAACCACTCGTGACCGGGCTCAGCTCGATTACGTGGATATGACCCTTCTGTTTGTCCCAATGCTCGCGCTGCAGGGTGCTGGTGACTTTGAACTTCGCTCTGACTTTCATGATTGCTCCGGTTGAGGTTGTCACCAGCTGCGGCTGGTGAGATCTTCGACGCGCCAGCCGTGACGGCCCGCGCGCTGAATGGCGAGGAATCGAAACGGGTATTGCGCGGCCGCGACCTTCGTCTTCGCGCGCGCGTCATCCGTCCAGCGGCCTTTCACCTCGCGGAATTCGAGCTGGCCGGAGGATGTGATGACGGGGAAATCGATGGTGATGAACGTCTTGTCAGCGAGGCGCAACTTGATGCCCTCGAAGCGGTACCAGAGGATCTCGCCGAGGTGCAGCTGCGGCTTCAATACCTCTTCTTCGTACGCTGTCTCGGTTTTGTTCTGCTTGCCGCGCGATTGGCGGCCGACCTGCTGCATGCGCTCGACCGGCGAATAGCTGGCGGCGCGCAACGCGTCCGCCACCTCTTTCGGTGGCACGGCCATCGCTCCCGCGAGCGAGCGCAGCACGCCATCGAGCTGAACGTGATCTGTCGACGCGAGGCGCGCCGCCGCGCTGGAGATCTGCTCGCTGATCCGCGCGGTACCGATGCGGCCATCGCGCACGGCGCTCTCAGGGAGGCGGAAGGTGCCTTTGCTCATGTCTGCGGCGTCCACTCGTCCGGTATGTCACGGCCTAGCTTCGCCATCAGGTAACAGCGCATTGCGGCCGTCCGTGGATGCAGCGCGGTGGCTACAGGTCCATCACATGACAAGACGCCGGCCGGCCAACTCTCCGGCTGCCAAAGCGCTACCCATTCGGCGCCTTCTGGGACGAGCGCAATCTTGTCGCGTTCAACGATCGGACCACTGATATCCCAGCTCCCGGTCGGCGAGTAAATGCGGGGGTGATTACCACCGATTAAACAATATGTGTTGCCGTCGGTGTATTCAGCGACGCGCGGGCCGATCGAGCCGCCTGCGCCCTCGCACTTCGCCACCCAGTAATCGAGCAATGCGCCGTTCAGTTCGCTGACTTTCATCCGGTCATCCTCTTCAGGATCGACCACGACACCGGTCCCATCATCACTGCAGTGGGCGTTCTGTAGATAACTCGCTCGGTGCCGAAGAAATCGACCATCCATGCGTTCAGATCCGCGACGAACTCCGGCGGCATCAGGTTCGCGAACTCCGCCGATACCTTCATTCTCGGCGCGCGATCGAGCTTCTCATCGATAAACACCGGTATGCCCGCGTATTTTTCGGCGGTGAGAATCACGTTGTCACCTCGTCGAGCTGCTCGTCGTGCACCGGCACACCTCTAACCGGCTGAAGGCAAAAGTCCTCGATTGCGGCGAGGTCGATCTTCAACATGAAGTTGCCGACAGGCAGTTCAATGCGGATCGGCTCACGAATCTTCCAGACATCGAGAACACCGGTTGTGCCCAGCTCGAGCGAGACGCATCGCACGAACTTTCCGATGAGCTGCTCGCGAAGTGGCATATCGATGCTCGGCTCACATGCCGGCACGCGCACGATGCAGGCGAGATCTCCGGGTTTGCAGTTCATACGCCTCCTTTCTTGGCGGCGCGCCGCCTTTCGTCGATCGATTTGTTGATCTGTGTGCTGCCGAACCCGTCGGTCGCGCGAATGCCCTCGCCGCAATGCGGGCACGCCGGCACCATGGTGTGACTGCGCCACGCGCGCTCGACGACCTGGGCGGCGCGCAGATGAACGCCGCGCATCTCGGACTCGAGCTGCCGCTTCTCGCGCGCCGCCAACTTCGCAAGCGATCGGTCGTATTGCTCGAGCATCAGGGAGACCACCCAGAACGGCGAAAGCTGCACGCCGCAGTCGTCGCACCTGATGAACTGGCCTTTGTCGTCGAGCGTCATGTGGTGGTGCTCGCATTCACCGGCCGGCCGCACGATCCGGCGATCGCGCGTGAAGCGCAGCTCTTCGATGTCGATGACGTTGCTCATTCGCCGTCGTCCATGTCGAACTTCATGACGATTGAGAAGTGTTCGAGCTGCCGCATGTGTTGCACCTCTTTCACCTCCGGTTCGATCGCCTGCCGGGGGATGAAGAAGACCTCGGCAATCTGGCGCCGGACGTAGTCGACGAAATCCGAGTAAGCCGTAAGAATCTCCGCATCACCGAGCGTCAACTCCGGGTCGAACGGCGCGCCGCCGCAGTTCGAAACGATCGCAAGCGGCGCAACCAGAATCGGTGCGAGCGCGAACACGAGAAGCAGCGTTTCGTTCACGACACCACCTGCCGGGTAACGGCGCGCCAGAGGCGTCGCGCGATCGACACCCGCGGCGGCGCCGGCGGCCGCGTGTCCCACAGCTCTGCGTTGGGCCCGCATTTCCCCGACAGGCTGCGCATCTGGCGGCACGTGCTAACCCATCCGCTCACTGGGTCTCGCTCCGAAGCCGCGTGAAAGCACGCCATCGGAAAATTCGGCGGGGGGTTGAGATTTGCGTGGCGACAGGTCACGCAGATGCGCGGCGGCGCGCAGGGTTCGAGTTCAGGACGCATAGTCGTCAACCGGCATGAGCACGTCGCCAAACGTGGCGCGCGCGAATTGGTAAAGGTCGAAGGCGTTGAAGCGCTGGGCGTCCTTCAGCACGTATTCGGCCGCCTTGCGATCGCTCGCCGCTTTCACGACGAGCACGCGATAGGCGCGCCAGTCTTCGTCTGGTTTCCGGTCGCGCACGCTGATCGCGCGAGCGCGAGCCTCGACCCCCTCGAGCGTTTCGAACCATGGCGTGTCGTCATCGAGCTGCTGCGTCTCGGCGGCCGCCTCGATTTCCTCGACCGTGCAGTCGCGCCAGCGGCGCCCTTCGAGGTATCGGATCGGCGTCGGATCGCCGCCTGTTTTCCAGTGCTGGGTGCGCTTCATCGCCTCGACGTGCATGACGATCAGCTCGGCATCCGCCTCCAAGCCATTCGCGATCCAGTGCGATCGGCAAACGTCGCGCGCTTGCTTGCGACCACTCGCCGCCGGCCATGCCGTCCAAAATCGTTCGAACCCTGGGGCACGGTTTTCGGGTTCCGGTTTTTCATCGCCCGGTGGGCGTGTGGTTTTTTCGGTTTCATCGACGCCGCTCGCGCGCGTCTCACCCAACTCACTAAACTCAGAACCTAACTCACTAAAATCGGGGTCCGGATTTGGACCCCCTTCAGGGAAATCCGGTACCCCTTCCGATCCGTTTTTGGTACCCCTTGAATCCGCATCCGGAGGGGCTCCGTTTTTGGAGGGGCTCCGTTTTTGGTCCTGCTTGGCCTGATATTCTTCGATCGACGGCGGGCTCAGCGAGACCGTTTCGCCGGTGCGACGATCGATCGCCTGAACGACAGTGGTCCC